AAAAGCCTAATGAAATCGGCTGCAAAATCTTTGCTACCCGATATCATTGACGTTTCGATATGATATCAAAAGCTCAATTGTTTCAATGATCGGGTGCACCGGCTGCCCGCCGTTTTCGACACCACCTATCTCCCCGTATTGATTCACTTTGCTGCCACGTTGTTGTACGCCTCGCGCGTGGGCGCGCATGTGCGGGCGCATGCGTGATCGCGTGTGCGCGCGCGCGCCTCTTAAGAACATACTATATATACGTAGATCAGATCTGATCAGATCACAGTACATACGTATGTAGGACATAAGAGAAGAGATGAGAGAAGAAGCGCGCGCGCGCGCCTGTGCGTGCGCGAGGCGCCCGCACCCTCTCACCTGCCCATCCCAGGGCCACAGACGACGCGACGACTCCGCCTTCTGTGGCATGAGATCACACACACCCTCCGTGTCGCCATTTCGGCCTATAGGTGAGAGGGAGGACGTACATGCCCACGAAAGTCCAGATCGCCAAGTTCAGGGACGTGACCCCTCTGTTCGTCTCGCTCGTGACCAACCCCGCCAGCAAGCAGTTCTTCACCGACGTACTTCGCACCAGCGACCTTGTGGCCTACGAGTCACAGGGTGGCCTGGCGATCCGGTCGGACGATCCGGTGGTGGCCCAGGTTATCGGCAACGTACGAGCTGGCACTGACGGTGGCCAGGTCGAGATCAACGGCGTGACGATGCGAGCGCAGCGGGTGGTCTTCCCGATCACCCGCGTCGACGTGAAGCGTCGAATCGTGTACGGCGCTGCCTACTGCCCGCCGCTCGACGTCGAGGACGGCGACGAGATCACGCAGGACGACTACGACACCCGCGTGGACACCTACGGCACGTTCATGGACAGCGATACGCTGGTGGCCCTGGCGCACGCGTACATGGAGCAGAGCCGCCAAGTGGATGTGCAGCACGACTTCAAGTCGGCTGCTGCGTTCCCGGTCGAGTCGTGGATCGTCCGCGAGGCGTCTGAGGAGTACCCGCACATCGGGACCTGGGCGTTGGGCGTGAAGATCAACAGCGACGAGTTGTGGGAGCGCGTCGAGGCTGGCGAGCTGCGGAGCTACAGCATTGGCGTGCTGGCTGCCTTCGACCCGATCACCGTCACCGTGGCGAGCCGTAGCAACGACAACGGAGGTGACGCTGTGAAGAGGACAATCGTGACGTTCCAGGATCTGCCGGTCGTGCGTACTGCATGGGACGGTGACGCGGCTACGCAGCGCGTGCGTGAGTTCGTGTCCAGCGACGACTCTGGCCAGGCTGACAAGGTGGACTTCGACACCTACGCCAGGGCTTTCGTGGCGTTCGACGCCAAGCGGGCTGGCGACTTCGACGCGTACCAGTACCAGATCGCGGACGTGGTCGACGGGCAGTTGGTCGCGGTGGCAGACCGCCTGGTGGCGTTGGCTGGCGAGACGACCAGCGATGACGACGCCGACGTGCGTGAGCACGTTCAGCAGTACGTCGACAAGCACAGCCTTCGAGCAGAACCGGCCCCAGATGAACCGCCTGCTCCTGTGGCAGACGAGCCGGCAGGGCCAGAGGCAACGCGCGACGACGACCCGCCCGCGGACCCTCCTGCGCCTGTGGCCAGCGACAATCCGCTCGCTGACGACGCGACCCGCGCCGATCCCAGGCAGCCGTCGTTCGGTGACTTCCTGGCGGAGGTCAACGCGGAGTCCGAGCCCTTCACGCGCTTCTGGCGCACGCTGTACGCCTTCGAGGACTTCGCAGAGGCGCGCCTGCCATTCTGGATGGACGAGTCGGTACCCGAGGGTGCCGAGGCGGAGATCGTGGCGGCGTGCTCCGAGTTGGGCCGCGTGCTGGCGTCGGTCTACTCCGACCTGCGCGACGCGCAGACCCGCGGCGAAGTCACGGTGGAGCAGATCGTAGCGGCGCGTGAGTCTCGTGTGGCCCCTGACGCGACGCACGAGCCTGCCACCGCGCAGCCAGACCAGATGGAGACGGTGCGCACGGAGTTGACGGCGCTGCGCTCGGAGATCGAGAAGCGCGTCGACGAAGCGGTCAAGGGGCTGCGCGAAGAGGTCGCGTCCATGCGCGACGACCTGAACGACCTGCTGTCTGACGCCGGGCGTCGGCGTGCACCGAGGGCGAATGCCCCGGCAGAGCCCACACCCGAACCCGAGACGCGCAGTGACGACATCGTCACGCTGCGCGGTTTGCCCGTGAGGAGATCGCTGTTGGCCGGTGGTGGCCGTCGGCGCGACTGAGTGAAACCGGGCGCGAGCCCTGGGAGGAGGAGACCATGAGTGCACGAGGTGCGAACCAGGACGTGTTCCGGAAGGTGGCGCGTTCGCTCCAGACCGGCGATGTGTCGGGGCATGGCGGACTGACCGTCGAGGAAGTGCAGGCTTTCATCACCGTGTTCCAAGAGCAGGGCCCCCTGGCAGGCTTGGTCGGGTGGAAGAAGGTCGGCGCGAAGTCGGGCACGCTGCCCCGCCTGAGCTACGGCTCGGAGTTGCTGCGTGCGAAGGCCGAGGGCGTGGGCCCGACCCACACCAACAAGCCCACCGCGTCGCACGTCAGTTACTCGCTGGAGGCGGTGCGCATCGCGTGGGAGATCACGCAGGAGTTCCTGGAGTACAACATCGAGGGCGAGGACTTCGCGATGGAGGAGCTTGAGGCCTACCTCAAGACCTTCGGGACGGATCTCATCAACTTGTGCATCAACGGCGACCAGTCCATCGCCCCGACGCACGCCAAGTACGCCTTCCGCAAGACGCTGGACGGCTGGCTGACCAAGGCTGTCGCTGGTGGGTGCGTGCAGGTCGACGCGTCGGCGCTTCCCGCGGGCGCGGCCATCGGCAAGCACATCTTCATGGCGTGCAAGAAGGCCATCATCGACCCGTGGAAGACGAACCGGCTGGCGTACAAGTTCCTGATGCACCCCGACCTGTTCGACGCCTACGTCGAGGTTCTGAGCGACAGCCCGTCGACGGCTGGCGACAAGGCGCTGATCGAGGGCACCACGGACAAGATTTTCGGCGTCGGGACCGTGCTCGAGGCCAGTTTCCCGACCGACCAGATCATGCTGGTGGACCCGCGGCAGCTCGCCATCGTCTACAACCGCAACATGAAGCTGCGGACGACGGAAGAGGGCGTGGAGTGCGCGGCGACTGACAGCTCGTTCAGCGCGCTGCACGGCGACTACGACACGGTCATCTACTGGCCGGAGTCGGTGGTTCTGGGCACCAACATCACGGGCGCCTAGTAGTAGGCGAGGGAGGAGTACGATCATGAAGCTTCTGACTGTCCCCAACGACGGGATGCCCGGGCGCCCGCGTGTGTACGAGTTCGAGGTTGACTTCAGCGATGCCGGCGCGGCGAGTGCGGCGGCTGGCATCTCCATCCCGGCGAACAGCCGGGTGCGCGTGCTGGTCAACCGGAAGGTGGCGATCAACTCGGGAACGACCTGCACCCTGAGCGTGGGCAAGACTGGGTCGGTGACGTCTTACGTCAACGCCCTGGACGTGAAGGGCGCGACGGGCATCAACACCGAGGCGACCGCCTGGGAAGACACCGCGACGGCGATCATCTACTCGGTGACCAGCGTCGGTACGGCGCCGACGGCGGGCCAGATCAAGATCGCGGTCGAGGTCACGCGCCTGAGCTAGCACGATTCCGGGTGCCGGTCCACTGAGGGCCGGCGCCCGCTCGTGCGTGTGGTGCGGCAAGGAGGGGCAAATGCGGTTCGTGAGATTGAAGGAAGCGCGGAAGGGCGTCGGCCGGTACGTGGCCTACGGGATCACGTTCAAGCGTGCTGACGAGGCCTGTGGCGGGAAGCCCACCGCGTATTTCGTCGGCGATGACCAGGCGAAGTACCTGCTGTCCACGGGGCAGTTCGAGGAGTGCAAGGCGACTGACTGCGGTCCGGATGTGCAGGCGCAGTTCCTGGCGGCGGTGCCTGGCGCGAAGATCACCCCTCCGAAGGCGCCTGCGCAGAAGCCCGTGGAGCCACCGAAGGCTAAGGAGAAGCCAGCACCCGTGATGGCTGATGAGCCGTCGTTGGACGACCTGCCGCCTTCGCCTGACGACGAGGGCGCTGAGGCCGAAGTGCCGAGCAAGACGGCGCTGTCTCGGATGAACAGGGGAGCGTTGACCGCGTTCGCGAAGGAGCGTGGTTGGACCGACATCATCGACGCGGCGGAGACTCGCTCTGCCCTGCTCGGTGGCATCCTGGGGCGTCTCGGGCTGTAGGCCTGCGCTGCCAGGAGGGAAGGGCAAGCCACAGTGGCAAGCCCGTAACCAGGTGCCAAGGAGCGTACCATGACCGTCACCACTACGAAGCGCGACGCCATCGCTGAGAGCACTGGCCTTCGGCTGGCGCACCTGTTCGACCGGGACAACACCACCAAGAAGTCGAAGCTGTACGAGGCGATCAACGAGTCGTCGACGCAGGACGAGGCCATCGACGTACGCCTGACGGCGGTCGAGGCGACACTGGCCGAGGCGAAGTCGGTGGCTGACGCAGCGGCACTGAAAGCGCTGTCGACGACGCTGTTCGACGACGGGCAGTTGGTCAGCCTGGAGGACACCGGCGCGCTATACCGCTTCAACGACGGTGAGGCGGTCGGTTCCGAGGACCCGCCCGAGACGTACGACGCCACGGACGGCGGCGGCGTGTACCACAAGGCCGTCGCGAGCGGTCACTACGTGCACGACCCCGTGGACGACGTGGCAGCGGCGAAGTTGCTGGCGGGCGTCGACCTCGTGGACGGCATGCTGATGCTGATTAAGGACTGCGACGGCGGCGGGACGCGCGGTACCTACATCTACCGCTCGGCTGGCGCTGAGGTGGAGGCCCTGCCCCACCTGATCGCGGTGACGGCTGGCGGGCGCCTGTACGACGCGGTCAAGTACAGCGTGTCCATGGTCGCGGCCGAGACGGCGACGGCGCTGGTGCAGTCGAACCTGGATCTGGAGACGATCCGGCAACAGCTCGGCTCGCTCGGTGGCGGGATGCTGGGTACGGCGAGTGCGTGGGTGGGCAGCGACGAGGCCCCCGCGACCCCGCTGGACCACGGCATGACGCTGGACTACGACGGCGCGCACGCCGAGGAGATCGCGCTGACGGACGCCGAGATGGCGGCGGCCACGACGATCCCCCTGACGCTCGCGGCCCTGAACGCGGCCATCGTGGCGCAGACCACGGGCACGAACGCACTCCTGCGCTTCGTCTACGACTACATCGCGGGCGCCTACCGCGTGATCGGCCCGGCGAACGTGGACCTCGCGGCGCTGGCGATCACTGCTCCCGCCGCGAACAGCGACATCTCGGTGGCGCTCAAGACCGCGGTGGCCACCGGCACTGGCGCCCTGTTCGCCCGCGTGGGGCGCGCGGCGGTCGACACGGCCATCGCCCACCCCGCGTCGAACGGGTCGTCTCACTCGCTGGTGCCCAGCACTGACGAGAAGGCGGCGCTGAACGCCAATGCGGGCTTGGACGCGTCCAACTACGTGATGGGCGTGGACGACGTCGATGCGGCCCCCCGTGCGCGTGGCAGCATCGCCACTGTGAGTGGCCTGCTGCACACCCTTGACTTCGCGGACGGCGAGACGGTGACCATCGGGGGTGCACTGACGTTGACGGCGCGCAATGCCCCTGCGCTGGACACCGAGTTCACGCGTGGTGTGTCCATCGCGGCGTCGGTCACGGCACTGTGCGCCAAGATCAATGACCTCGCGGCCAACCCGACGACGAACGTTGTGGCGACGGACCTCGGCAGCGGCGAGATGATGATATCCGAGGCCGACGCGCCCGGTGGTACGCCGGTGGTTGGCGTGGGTACCAATCTCGCGCTGTCGAGCACCTGCGCGACCTTCATCTTCGGCGACTCGAACCTGAACCTGCGCGGAGAGGCGGCGAGCCGCTACCTCGCTGGCGGAGACGTGACGATCTCCGCAACCGGCGCGGCGTTCTTGACCGCTGGTGGCGCACTGACACTCGGTCACTGCAACTGGGTCCCGACGACGCTGGAGAAACTCTTCATCGAGGTGCGCGATTCGACCGGCGCGCCGAAGGCGGTCACCGACACCTTCTCGTTCGAGAGCGCGGCCCCTGGCTACGGCGGGCTCGTGGTGGCGTCGCAGGCTGGTGGATCGAACCTCGTGGCGACGGACACGGTACGCT